CAGGTTTTGTTTTAAGCGTTTGTTTACCTCAACCAAACGATTGGCTAGGTTAATCGCCTCTTGGTTTTCACGGTAAACACGCTCTTTTTCCCGCCGTGCATCATGCGCCAGGCGTTTCATTTGCACTAGTTTCTTCTTTACCTTAGAGGAATAGTCTGTCAGCTCGTCGCTGTACAGTTCTTCTTTGATGCTTTCGGGTAAAGGTTCTTTATTTTTGTCTTGCTCGGGGGCATCGTCCTCGATTTCAATCAAAATTTTGTCATCATGCTCCTCGGAATCTTTTTCATCCGGGAATTTAAAGTCTGGTTTGTCTAATTCAGCCATTTGTACGCTCCTTATTTGCGTTTAATACCACGTGGGTCTTCAACAGTACCCTCGACGGTGTCATCGTTTATCATTCGGAACTCTTTGCCATGTATTACAAGGCGAGAACCGGCGTGTGGTCGGACTAAAATGAAGTCTCCTACCTTGCACCAAGGCCCTGTCGGGAATTTATGGGTGTCTTTGTAGCAGTCTGGTCCCAGTGCCACAACAAATAACACTGTGGTCAGCGTTTCTTCATTGCGAATGGTCTCATCTGCCTTCACTAAACCACTGTCAAACTCTTTTTCCTGCTCTGGAATGGCACAAAGAATGTGATATCCACTGGGTTTTGGGAGTTGTTTGGCTTTTTCATCTGCTGTTTTTTTGATGGAACCAATAATTTGCGGGTTGTCTGGATTGGTTGCCAGTAAAATTTCACTCATCGTATTCCTTTGCACGTTGTTGTAGGTCTTTCATGTTTAAACGGGCAGTAAGAAGACCTTTTATCTCACCGCACATTGCTCTGTATTCAACAAAATCCTTGGCAGAACCATTGCCAAGAGCTTCTTGAATTTGATTTATTTTGTCGTCTAACTGTTTGATTAGAGCGTCTAGGTATTTATCTATCATTGATTTCCTTTGTTCAATTCAGCGTCCTTGATTGCGGTTTGAATACCAAGCCTAAGCCTTTCTTTTTGCATTTCGTTTCCTGCATTGGCTTGGCTCTTTTGTAAATCTGCCGCAATACGCAGTTTTTCTGTGTCCTGTTGGGCTTGGATTCGTTCTCTTTCCACTTGGACCTGGGCCATTCTTGCCTGGATATCTGCCTGGTCTTTCTGTGTTTTGGCTTGTTGCGCCTGTTGCTTGAGTTGAAGTTCTGCTTGTTGCAATTGCACAAGTGGGTCTTGGGCTTGCTGTTGGACTTTTTGTTGCGCCGCTTTTTGGTCGTTCATCTGCTTGAGTTGGACCGATGCCTGAGCAACCAGTCTGGACAATTGAACTTCTACCTCTTCTGGTAACTTTTCGCCCGGCACAGGCAATACCACGCCCATTTGTTTTTCTATTTGCGACCTGTACTGGAATCCCAGATGCTCCGCAATATGCGCTTGCATCGCCGCAGAAATCTGATTGGCTTGCGGATTTTGACCAATAGTTTGTTGAACATTGGGGTCTCCTAAGAAAGATTGATGGGCCGCAATGTGAGCATCTTGGTCTTGATAGATGAATGCTTTTAAGGGTTTACCATTAAGAACATCCATGTTCTCGGATATGGGGTCTTTTGGAGTTGCATCTTCTTCAAGCGGAACTAGCTTTGCCGCATTCTGGATACCCAGAGTTTCAATCATTTGTCTATGCAAATAGGCCAAGTCATAAAGCTGAGGCGCTTGTTGTGCCAACTGCATGATGGCTTGCCACTGCACAACCTTTTGCGACATCGTTGCCGCATTCGGGTCTGATACTGGAATGATATCGACGTTGCTGTAATCACTGCGCTTGGCTTGACGACCGCCACTGTCTGGGTCGTATTCATATTCCTCGGGCGTATAGTCGGCAATGATTGTTTTGAGTAATCTTAGTTCTTGTTTGAGAGAATAATGAATGCGAGCTTGAATCGCCGTCATTACCTTCATGGTTCTTTCTAAGATTGCAAGCGTTGTTCCAACGGGCGCATTGGCGCTCATGTCCGCCGTTGTTAAATCAGCGGTGTTGGCAAACCGTCTGCCGTCCTCCACAATTTGGTTGAGCAAGGACATCAGGACTTGACTTGGCTCTTTGTACGGAAGAAGCATCAAGTTGTCTTTGATTGTTCCTGATGCCACATCCACATCTCTGAATTCTGCGGGAGCTATTGGGGTGTCATCTCCTTTGACACGCATGCCCCGGGTTTTAAACCCACCTGGAAGATTGGAAAGTGTTCCTGCATCAACGAGTTGGCGCAAGAGCGAAGTCCCTGATTTAGCAAAAGCACCAATAAGATGGATAAGACCAAAATAATAAAAACCAAAGCCCGGCACATAGCCATAATGGACAAAATGCTGTCGCTTTTGATGGGTTTTATCTCCTTCTTTCCAGTTTCTTCTGATGGCAAGGACTTTGTTGCTTCCGTGCTCAAGGGTGATGAGATAAGGCAAGGCAATACCGGTTTTTCCATCTTTGTCCTCATGTTCAAATCCAATCAAATCCAAGTCCACTTGCATCTCAAGTAGCTTGTAACGAAAATCCGATGTGGCTCTAAAGCCCATCTTCTCGGCTATCTTTTTTTCTACTTCATCGAGTGTGTTATTGGGTTCGCCCAGGTCTATGTCTCTGTAAAATCCCATGACCTGTAAGCGCCTGAGTTCATTCTCGGTCTTACGCATGACATGGGTTACACGTGGGGCGGTTTCTAAATTGCTTGCGCCGTAAGGAACAACTACGTCCTCTGCGGGAACAAATATCGCCGCTGGTCTCTCAGTATGCGGGTCGTAGTACACTTTCTTAAACGCATTGCCTGACAGTCCCAATCCCCAAATGGTTCTCTCCATTTCAGGGCGGTACTCGGTCATGACATCTGTGAGCATGTAGTTCATGTCGTTTTCGACACGCTCTGCGGATTGTTTTTTCTCTGTGGTTTCTTTTCCAACAATCTCAGTTCTTGCAGGACCAGATGCAGGGAAAATTTCCATGATGGTTTCGGCTTGGAACTTAACCAACGCCTCTGAAAGTAAGGGATGGTACACACCGCAAGCGCCAGGCCAGGGGTCTGTTCTTTCTTCTATCTTTAAACCAAGCAGTTCTAGTCCATCGACATAGGCTCTAATCCAATCTCTTCTGGATGCGATGTCATCCTCATAGTCACCGATGAGGTCGCCCACAATAGACTGAAGGGTGGATTCATCAATGTACTCGGCAAGGTTTGCATCAAAATCAACAGATTCTTCTTTTTCTATATGAAGCTCCATTCCATCCATGCTGATATGGACTGCCTCTGGGTCTTCTATCTCAATCTCAATGGGGTCGTTTAAACCTTGGATGCCTTGGGGCGCTTGATAAAGACCTTTGTCAATCATGTTGTTTCCTAATAGTAAGCGACTTTACGTCTGGAGTATTTTTCTTCATCAGGCATATCAGAGTCGAGCCGAATAAAACCACCTTGACGAAACCTCAGCAACGCTTGACTGGTCGAATCGACTAAGTCATCATGGTCGCCGTTTGGAAAAGATGCCAGTTCTTCTACCAGTTCTTCAGCCCATCTTGTACCCGGACACCACACTAGACCAGACGCAAAGAGGTCTGATATAGCGTTTACACGGGCTATCTTATCATTTCCTTTACTCGGTGTATATTCCGATAGCGGGATTCCCATCGCCCTGAGTTCATAAATAAGAGGAGCACCTGCGGCTTTTTTCTCAATGATTAAAGAATCTGGATTCCATTCTTTGTACATTTGTTGGGCTTTGGCTTTTAACGCCGGGAATTCCATGCGTTGTTTAAACGCATCAAGCAAAATGATATTAGCGATTTCTTTGCCTTGCTCATTGGGGCTGTAGAAAACGCCCCAGGTTGTACAGGCCGAATAATCCGCCCTTGATGATTTTTCAAAGGCGGTATCCCATGACTGTATAAGGTATTCGCAAGACGGTGGATTGTCTTTTTCCCAAAGCTTCCACATGTCTCTTTTGATGATAGCGCCTTCTTCTGATGTTGGGTTTTGCTGATACTGTGCTTCCCATTTGCTGACAGGCA